TTGCAACGTAGTCAATAGCCAACTTACCCTGAACGCCAGTGTCATCATTGGCAACCGCAAAGATTGGTCCAAGGACGGCGTGGTTGGTTTCACCAACCGCAGCGTTAGGAATGTTGGTTGTAATGCGTCCAACCAGTTCGCCATCGACGAAGAAGGACACCTGACCACCGCGAAGCATGAAGCCCAACCGGACGAATCCGGTCACGCCGACAGCACCAGTGATTTCGACAACATCCGCAACAGTGGTTTCGGTGTCGTTGACGCGGCAAACCGCATCCAACTTACCGTCATCACCGTGTCGGAAGCCGACAAAATCATCAGCACCAAACGCATTGCCGGAAGCGGCAAACGCATCGACATCATCCGAATCGACCGCAAGACCAACAATAAGTCCTGTGCCGTCGCCTGAAGTCGAAAGAGTGCTGGTGCTAGCATCGCTGGACACCCGGACAGATGCTTCAAAAGCAGCATCGCCTTGTGAAAGGTCAACGATTCCTTTCATGCCCAACTGTGAAGCGTGGTTGGCGGTAGTAGCAGCGTTGTCAATAAGAGCAACGCCACCGTGCCCGTCAATCCGTGCAAAAGTGCCAGAACCGGCGATTTGCTTGATTGTCCAGTCTTCATCGTTTGCATGAAAGAAGT